ACCTGTAAATGTTGTGCTAGTTATACCTGTGTACGTAAACTCTTCACTGTCTATAAGTAATGTACCACTAGAACCAAACCCTGCAGTGCTATCTACGTTTAGTGTGCCAGAGCCTGACATTGAAGTTGTAGATACTATTTTTTGTGATAGCTCTGTAGAACCTGCGCTAAATATCTTTTCACCTCTAGCTGCAACTACTCTGTCTGCAAATCTAGCTACCATTAAAACTTTTTCAGTGGAGCTAGATGTCTGAGGTATTATTTGATTAACGTACTTACGAAAACCATTTATTCTTCTGTAACCACCCTCAACATCAGGCTCAAAGTTTTCTAAAACAAGCGCCTCTCCTGGCTGCATAAGAAAGGTGGACCTGTTTAAAACTAGCCCACCCTCACAGTTAAATGCTGCTGGTTGTAATGTTGATGTATCTGGCATATTAAGATACTCTTAGTACAGGATTATAAGTTGTGGTTGCACCACCCATTAATGTTGATCTCACATAATCGTACTTGTTTATTACTAAGGTTTGCATATTTTTTATACCCTGTTGAAATCTATCAAAGTTTACTTGATACTGTTGTATCTCTCCACGATACTGATACACATAAGCTACTGCACCATCTACCAGAACACTCGCAAACCTGTCAGGTATTGTTGTCGTGTCTGTCGCTGCAGATAGGTCTGAAGGAAATGTAAAGTAATCAAATACTAATGTATATTGTTTATCTGGAAAAGGGTATAGTATGTAGTTGTTATCAGGAGTACGCACTATAAATCTAGGTACACCACCTTTTGAAAACTGTGTAACTGTTGTGCTATTTGCAATCGTTGCTGCTGTTGTGTCGTTTGCACCTCTAGTACATCCTGTAAAGTCGTTACCTGTTATACCTGTGTAAGTTATTTGTTCGCCACCTATAAATAAAGTGCCTGTAGAATCAAAGCCTGTGGTAGATGCAACTGTTATTGTGGTAACTGCTGCTGATAAACCATCTGCTGCATTAACGGTTGTAGATGTAACATCGTCTTCTTGTACAGCATAGTCTCTTGATATGTACTCATTGTAATTTAGTTTAGTCAGGCTGTTACCTGCTGAAGCTAAATCTTCATCTTTTTTTATTCTTGCTGTGTTGTAGTCTATATACTTTGTGCTTGTTGGAATAGTGTACTTAGCAACACCAGGGGTAAGTGTAGAAGAGTTTGATGCGTGGTTAAAAGGATAAGCAAACTCTCTCTGATTAATATATCTTATAGATTCATTTACAGCATTTTGACACTGTGTCTGTACACCTCTTGGGCTTGCAAAGTTAGAAGATGTGAGTTCTACCTCGTTTATCCTAACTAGTGTTTTGTTTGTCAGTGTAAGAAATGTCTCTGCCATAAGTACTTCCTAATATGTGATAAGGGGGCCAGTTGCCCAGCCCCCAAAGTATTATGCTAGTAGATCACGATCTACCTCATTAGCAGAACTTGATCCTGAGACATCATCCATGATTACGCATACAGCGTATACACGGATAATACCGCCAGTGATAGTTCCACTTGACGCATGAATCTCTACGTCAATAGTGTCTGCTGATGCAGTGAACACTGGTAAGTTAGAACATACACCTGTAGATGTAACCGCAGGAGTGTGATCCCCTGCTGATGCACCGTCTAGGTCAAATGACGCAGCAAAAATGTCTACGTCTGTTCCTGTGATACCAACGTGGATCGCAGAATCTGTGGTAGTACCTTCCATTGCAGTTTGTACTTTGAAACCTGCATGTAGGATCAAAGTGTTTGCAGGAACAGCAATAGCTTCAATAATATCATTAGCTGCTAGTGCAGTACCACTGCTTTGTAATATAGCATCTGCAAGATCGATGTCGTTCTGCAGAGTAACTAAGCTGCCACGAAGCTGCTTATTGCCAGTACCGCCATTGTTGGAAGTAGAGGCTGAGTTCGTGCTCATTGAAATAGTAGCCATTGTTCAGTCTCCTTTCTTACGCTGCGTTATACTTAGCTGTTACAAGACCTTCTGGACGAAGAATCTTTCTACCATATAGGTGCATACCACGAACAATGTCAGCAAAGCTGTCAGGGTCACGATATGATTCTGTTTTGTTGATCTGCTCTGCAGTTGCTACTGCTGAGTCATGTCCACCAACGATCACACCAAAATTTGCGTTTTGGTTTGCTGATCCAGATGTGCCTGGCCCTGTTCCTACTGCAGGTAGGTTTGAGGACACGTACATACGGAAGCCGTGAAAGTTGTTTACAACAAGACCGTTGCGAAGACCACCAGCCTCACCGTAGTCAGAGTTCATTAAGCGTGAGTCTTCATCGCGCAAGAGTTCCATGAACACGGGGTCAACAACTAGCCATCTGCCATCTGTATCAACTTGTTGTTGATCTAGCAAACGAGCCATACGAGCTACAACCATTGCTGGTGAAGCTGTTGCTGTTGGTAGTGAGGTTGCACCTGGCATACGTGCAGTTAGTGGGATAGAGTGCTCCCCTGCAGATGATGTTGTGATGTTACCGAAGTCACCCTTCTTTAGCTTCATTGAAGAAAGAAGTTCGTCTGAACCAGCAGAGATAACAGACTTAGAACCGTTTACGGTTGTGTTAGCTGTATCTGGTGATCCATGTAGTGCCGACTGTTTGAAACCACAAAGGTATCCAAGTACGTCTTGATCATACTGATCTTTTAGACGATATGCTGCACGATCTGTTGCAAGTTGCATAAAGTTAACGTGTGAGTGGGCTTCCTCTATGTCATCCATCTTAAAAGCAAAGTAGTTCGCTTTGTCAATAGTTAATTGAAAGTCCTCATCGTCTAAGTCTTGTGCTGTGACAGTTGTGCCACGGGTATAAGCTTGCACTGAGATTTCAGGTTCTTTGATAATCTGAACCGTATCCCCTTGTGCGCTTATCTCTCCGAAATAATCAGAGTTAGTTATTTCTCCTACAACAGTACTCTTGCGAAAAGCAAGCTGTACCTGTTTGGAGTAGATTACTGGGCTAAAATTACCATTAGGTAAATTGCCGTAACCTGACGCTGATGAAAAAGCCATGATAAAATCCTCCATTAGATGTTTGGCTTAGTTAGTAAGCTAACACTTTGAAAGAGGCTAGTGGTTCTAGGGTGCGAGTACCATACACTTTGGCCTTTGTGTACAGCATCGGGCCTATACTTAACTAGGTAGGTCTTACTTAGTAGTTGGGCTTAGTTAAGAAAAAGCATAAAGGTAGCTAATAATAGGGCTTTATGCTTTTACTTCATAAACATAGTTATATATACTTAATCCACTATGTCAATAGTTTTTTATCTTGCACCACCAGAAATATCATATACAAAGTTACGTTCTTGTATAGCTTTCATAATATCTTCTGATCGTGCTTCATATTCTTTGGCAGACATTTTCTGTACCTGCGACTCTAGAATCTTTCCTGAAACACCTTCACCGTCAATCTTAGTTGTTCTCTTTGTCTTAACTTGTGAAGCGGCTTCTTTAGTTGTTCTTTTTGTAGACTTGATGTCCATACCGTTATCAACCTTAAACAAGTCAATAACACGTACAACTGATCTAGGATCGTCTTGATTTTCGTACAAGGCATCCTGTACCCACTTGGGTTGTTCATTTGCCCAGTTGTGAAAGTCATCACTCTCACGTAACTCATCAAAGTCAGGATGCATTTTTCTTATTGCATTTTCTGATTTAATTCTTTGAGTTTGTTTATTAAGTTCTTTTAACTCTTGAACCTCTTTGTCTGTTTTTTCTGCTTCAGCTTTAGCAAATGATTTGAGTATGGCAGCAGCTTCTGGATTCTTTTTAGACCAAGCTTCTATCTCTTCTTTTGATTTAGGAGGGCGTAAATCTTCACTAGATGCATTTTCCATCTGAGCTTTTAATTCTTTTATTTCTTCAGACTGTTTATTTAAGTGCTTGCGTAGGTCACTGTACCGTTTTTTATACGTTCTTTCTTCAGCAGATAGCGTTTCTTCTTCAGCTTCTGTATTGGCCTCTTTCGTTTCGGTAGTTTCTTCTTGTTTAGAATTTGCTTCTCTTTCTTCCATTAGGGATTTTAGTTCTGCTTCATCCTGTTCTATGCGTTTTTGATTTGCTTTAAGTGCTGATTTATTTTGTACAAATCCTGCATTTTTTGGTGTTTCTACTTCTGTTAGTTCTGGCATGTTATTACTCCTTATGTTGGGGCCAGCCGTAGCTGGGTAGCCTTATTGTTATATGGATTTAGTTTTATATAGCGGCTGGATCTACATCAAATGGGTTTTCCGATCTTGCCTTTATGTTTTCTGCTTCTTCTTCTTCAGTAAAATCAAAAAGAGGGTTTTTATCATCATCTGTAGGGTCAACTATTTCAGTAGACGTGGGTGGTACTACAGGATCATCATCTGTAGAAGCTACTTTTGGTACAAGGTCTTTCCAACTGAAAGGTTTCTTATCTTTGAAAAAAGCTATTTCTGCTTCAGCTTTTACTATAGCCTTGTTATATATTGCTTCATCTTCAGCAGACAGGCCACCTGCAGCTATTTTACTTTGGGCTGCTTTAAGTATTGACTCTGCTTTTTTAGCAGCCTCAGATTCCATCTTGTTAACTAAAGTAGGGCCAGTAAATATTGAAGCACCACCTGTTAAAGTAAATGCAGCTAAACCAGCAAATACTTTTCCTATTGGATCTACTCCTACGCCTTTTCTATCACCGTAAGATTTCCATATTTTAGTTC